AATTATTAGAGTAGTTACAATTGTTAGAAATATAAGAGCAAGAGGCCTTGTGTTTTTAGATAGCCATGAGTCAGACTCCATATCGCTAGTCCATCTTTTGGTGACCTCTTGCATCTCTATATTATCTTGTTGTAATAAAGCCATTGCAGTTTCTTTATCTTGCGGTGGCAATGCCGGATCTTTGTCTATTAGGTTTTTAACTATGCCTAATACACCTTTATCAGGCAGAACATTTCCTACCTGATCTAATATGCCTGGTGCTTTCTCTTTTAAGAACTTACCGACTCTAGTATCTTTGAATTTTTTATTACTCATTTCTTTCTGCATCCATGCATATTAATAAACCAGTTCGCTAACTGGACGTCACGCTTAGTAGCTTCTTTGCGTGACTTTAGCTTCTTAACTTTGCCGCACGTGACATCTCCGCCGTACAATTTATTTACTCGCGCTTTCAAAACGCCACGATAAGCTTTAGCCATTTTTCGATTTTCTTGCGTTTTTCTTTGCTACGTACTCTTGATAAGCACCTTTGCCAAACTTACCTTTGCCAAACTTCTTGTTGTATACTTTTATTTGGCAATCTCTAAAAGCTGTGCCGTTTAATCCTTTACATTCAGGAGCAGGCTTACCATATGCTTTAGGTTTTCCATACATCTTTGGATTATAACCTTCTGTTCTAGCCTTTATAACATCTTCTTGTGTTATTCCTTCGCTAGTTCCTTTTTGATCTTCGAACTTAGCAGGCTTTCCATACATAGCCGGCTTGTTTTTGATATACGCCATCGCTTTGTTAGTAAGGCAACCTGGCGTATTCTTCTTTTTCTTACCCAGCTTCATTACTTTTTCTTTCCGTACATCTTGGGCTTACCGTGATCCATCATCGGCTTTCCGTACATTTTAGGTTTCCCGTACAATGCAGGCATGTCTTTCATGTACTTCATAGCTTTCTCACTGAAGTTCATAGGTGTGTTCTTTTCTTTAGAACCCATCTTCATCATCATTGGTTTGTTTTTTCCGTAAGGCATAATGTTATCTGTTTTTATCTTTTATCATATCATCCACGGCTTTGTTAAATACTTTGTCCGTGTATGTTTCATTTTTATAGAATACACTTCGTTCACTAGTAGGTAAATCTTCTTCGCCTAGTAGTATCCTGTATATCCTGCTGATTAGCTGAGAACATTTAAACGATGTCTTAAATATACTATACTTAATAGTCGTTCTATTCCTATGTCTCCACACTTCTATCCAACCTTCTTGTCTCAGCTTCTCCCATCTATGTTTATCCCAAGACATTAAATACTCTCCGTCTTGAAACTCTTTTCTTGTAAATCTACCAATACAGTCTAACATGATGAGGAGTTCCAAATCAGCATCTGTAAGATTATAAGTTTTACAGGCCCATTTACGTGTGAGCCTGTAATACTTAAACAGTTGCATTTCCTTTATATCGCCAGCACTTATCCTCATTCTAGTATAACTATGTCACTATACTTAATCACATAATAATACTTATCATTAAACTCTATTCCATGTCCAGCATGTTTATCATACCAAACAGTATCTCCTTCTTCTACGCTATTAACGTTTTCACCATAGCTAATTACTTTACCTTTTGAATACCTAACATCTTCGCTCTGGCTTTCGCTTAAAACAAATCCGCTAGTAGACTTTGGCTTTTCTTTTAGCTTGTCTATGATTACATAATAATTAACTGCTTGCATTGGTCCTCATATTACTTAATACACAATCAGCTGAAATAATAGTTGACACTACTGATGCAGCATTTTTCAAAGCAGCTTTAGTCACTAGCACTGGATCAATGATACCTTCAGATACCATGTCAACAACGCTACCATCTACTGCATTAATACCTTCGCCTTCTTTCAAGCCGCTAATAACTTGCAAGTCTGCATTTTCTAATATAGTTATCATAGGTGCTTTAATTGCTTCGAACAATATAGTTTCACCCATGTTAGCAGAATCTAGTATTTCCGATGCGTTGTATAATGCAACACCGCCGCCAGGTACAATACCTTCTTTTAATGCAGCCTTTGTAGCATATATAGCATCTTCAACTCTATCCTTCTTTTCTTTTAGCTCTACCTTTGAATCAGCTCCAACGCGGACAATACCAACGCTACCAGCTAGTATAGCTAGTCTTTCTTCTAGTTTCTTTTTCATGAAAGGATTTTTATCCTCTCTAGCTATCATATCTTTAACTTGCGCAATACGACTATTCAAGTCTGTACCTGATTTATCTACAGTGAATACCGTATGTCTATCGTCTGTTACAACTTTACTCGCAGTACCTAAGCAATCAACATCGATTAAATCGAAGTCATCACCTAGTTCTTCAGAAATAACTTTAGCACCAGTGATAATTGCTAGATCTTCAATAGCATCATCTTTAGTAGGGCCAAAGCCAGGTAGATCAATGAAGTTTACTTTGATGTTACCTTTTACTTTATTAGCAAGCAATGCAGCGGTTGGCTGTTGCTCTAAGCTACCAACGATTAACAATGGCTTGTTCTTCTTGATAACATACTCTAATATATTCTGTATCTTTCTAATGTTAGGGATTGGTGACTTGCTAATCAAGATGAAAGGATCTTCTAGTTCAGCTACACCTTTGTCTTTGTCAGTTAATAAATGGCTTGACTTTAAACCACACTCAACCTGAACACCATCAACTACGTCAACATATGTTTCATTAGTTGGTGACTCTTCCATCATGACTACACCATCGCCACCTACTTTTTCGTAAGCTTCTGATATAATCTTTCCAAGCTCGCTGTCGTTATTGCAACTAATAGCACTAACATGTGCAAGCAAGCCTTCTTCAACTTTAATAGTCTTCTCTTCCAGGTACGCGTTGATTTTCTCAATGCCAGACTTAATACCCTCTTTGATTTCTCTAACATTAATATTTTCTTTATTCTTCGACATTGCATTACTCAACAATGAGTGAGCAAGGACAGTAGCTGTTGTAGTACCATCACCTGCTTCACGCACTGTGTTGTTTGCTGCTTCTTTGATTAGGGTAGCTCCTAAGTTTTCAACCGGGTCATATAAGACTACGCTTTCCGCAACGGTTACACCATCTTTTGTAATCACCGGTTTTCCTAGGGCGTCCTCGTAGATAACGCATCTACCTGAGGCACCCAATGTCGATTTAACTGCATCAGTTAATTTACTGACGCCAGCCATGATTCTTTCTTTTGCAGCATCGCCAAAGTTTAAATCCTTGACGATCTGGCTAGGTTGATTGTATTCCATTAAATTAAATTGATTTGATTTGGTTTTATTTAAATGTCTTAACTACTTTAGGTCCTTTTAAAAACTCAAGCTTGCTTTGGTAATGCTCGATGCTACCATCAATCGCAGCTTCAGCTGATTCAATTGTTTCGCGTCGTGTTACATCATGCCAATCACCGCAGCACTCTCCATCTGGATCACACTCGCAGTCGATGCCTTTGTACTCAGTTTGAAAATACCCATTGGGTAGTTGAACAATTCTCCAGTTCTTCTTTTCAGAAAGGTGCTTCCACGTTCTTACTAGGTCTTCTGTTGGTTGTGCCTGTTGAGGCATCGTGTTTGTTTTGTAATAATAGTATGTCATTGGTTTATATATATTGGTTATTATATGTCTTATGTAAAGTCAACTTCTCTGTAGATGATCTTTACTTTTAGATCACCATTACCAGCTGTGACTGTTGCTGTGCCTGTTGCATGCAGAACTAATGGATCATTAACTCTAATATCAACATGCTCATTAGCAGCTTTAGTTACTGGAAAGTGTCTGAACAACACAGTGGCATTATTAATAAAGCCAGAGCCAACAGCCGCGAAATAATCCGTGCTAGTTGAACTAACTTCATTTTCATGCCCTATATAAAGGTCTTCATTAAAGTTAAATGCCGTAGCACCTGGATCTGACTTAATAGTAATAGACATTGGAATAATAGCTCTACTACTACCAGCTGCTGCAATCAAAGTATAATTACCACCAGCATTCAATGCTAATAAGTCTACAGAAGATACAGTTACAGATGCTTCTTTAATTTTACCTAATGTACTAGAGAAAGCTAGTTCAGTTACAGTTGGGTTACCTGTTAGATTACCAGTTACGTTTCCGGTCACATTACCTGTAATATTTCCTGTAACATTTCCAGTAACGTTCCCTGTAACACTACCAGTTAAATCACCAGTGACATCCCCTGTTACATTACCATTAACATTACCAGTCAAGTTACCTGTTACTGCACCTGTCAAGTTTCCAGTTACATCTCCAGTTACATCTCCAGTTAAATCTCCTGTAACATCACCCGTTACATTGCCAGTAAGGTTTCCTGTTACATTGCCTGTTACGCCTCCTGTGAGATTACCTGTTACATTACCCGTTAGATTTCCTACGATGCTACTACTAAATGTTTTAGTACCTGCCAGTGTTTGATCACCTGTAGTCTTAATTAAACTACTATCATCAAGCACGAAAGTCTTCAACGCGCCAACAGTATAGTTCTTAGTTACATTGACTGAACCTGTTGCACTATCCGAACCTAGTAATTTATCTGTTGAGTTTATTGTAGCATCTGTTGCTATAGTATGTATCTTTGGCATCTTACGCTTTATAATCACATAGAAGAGAAGCAATTTAAAAACAGTGACAATAGCTCCTTACTAGGATATCTTAACTGGCTAATGTCACACTTTACTTTCGGATTAGATATGTTGGTATTTCGTGTTGCCCCCACCTCTCCGTTCTTCTCTTGTAAAAACAAAATCACTTTTAAAAAAGTAGGGCCCCCTATATTTTTATATTTTTGTATAAATTTTTTACGTTTTAGTTTTATATATTACTTTATTTATATACATG